CCGGCAGCGAGTTCGCTGACAAGAGCCCCGAAGGTAGAGGCCGCAACAGCAACCGCATCTGAGCCCGTGGACGTTTCGGCTATGGCAGCACTAAAGACAGCGATTGCAGCAAGCGCGTCTGCGCCCGTGGCAGATTCAAAAATGTCTCTCGTGTAAATCAGGCTTCCGGCAATGCTGTCTGACGCTGTGACGGTGTCAGAGAAATCACAGCTATACAGCAGCCCGCCCAAAATGGTATCCGAGGCAGTGGCGGTATCGGAAACAGATGCGTTTAACGTGAGCGTGGTGGCAGCGGCATCCGAGCCTGTTGCTGTGTCAGAGAAAGAGACATTGAATGTTGTACCGCCCGGGGCGGCAAAGATCCAGCCCAGCGAGCCGTTGTTGGTTGAGTTCGCCCCGGCGTACCATGTGCTGTCAAGGTTATAGGCACGAACCCCAGTGATAGTCAGATAGTCAACGCTGGCAGCCTGCCCGCCGCCCGTGAAGACCAGCGTTCCAGGAGAGGAAGCTGATGTTCCTTGGACGGTGAGGATGTTGCCAGCAGTGCCAGAGGCAGTCCACGATGTTGTAATGCGCTGGGTGGTGGTGCCCATGTTGATGGTGTTGGCACCAGCGGCAGTGCTGCTGATGGTCTTGAAGGTGTTGTTGCCGGTGATGGTGAGCGTGCCGTTGCCGCCTTGGTTCAGGGTGATGTTGGTGTAGGCTATGTCGCCGCCAGCGAAGGTCTTGGCAGATGCTGAGGTGAGGCTGATGGTGCCGGTGCCGGTGACGGTGAGGTTGGTGGGGGTGGCTGTGAATACAGCGCCAGAACCAGCAAAAGTCCAAGTACCAGAACCAAAAGCAAGGGTTCTTATATTCTGAGAAGTAGAATCAAAATTTGAACCGCTTGTTGTGGTGAAGTTATATGTGTTAGCGTCTAGTGTCCCAGCAGAAAGTGTCAGATTAGCTCCGGTTGAAGTGACAAATGCATCTTGCAAAGTAACCGATCCGCTTGGGCTGTTAATTGTAAATCCCTGTGTGAAAGTCCTGCCGGCATTTGTAATAGTCTGACCACCGCGCCCAGCAAACGTAATCGTTCCCGTACCAGTCAGCGTCGTCCCTGTACCGTTGACCCAGTTTCCATAAATAGCAGGCGTCGTAGACCCTGTCGCCAGCGTCATCGTATTCGTCGTCCTAGCCGACATGTCGATGGTGCCGATGTTGTAGGACTGGTTGATGGTGACAGTGGCGCCGCTGTTCAGCCCTGTGGCTTCAAAGAAGCAGGTGTCCTGCGCCAATGGGAAGTTGTTTACAGCAGGTGCATCACCACTGTTGAGCGCCCAGCCTGTCGCAGACCAATTGCCGCCAGCAGCAAGGTTCCAATACTTGTGGGCAGCGGCTGTAAACGTGATGCCGCTGTTGCCCTTGCAGTCGCCAATGCGCGTACCGGAGGCTGGCGCAGCAGCACCAGCGATGGTGATGTCGCGGAAGTCAACGTCGGTCATTGACAAGGCGTTAGCCGTAATGGTGCGGGTGGTGCCGATGGTGTCGCTGCGGCAGAAGTGCCGCATGGTGGCGTTGGTGCCTGCGGAGAAGGTGAGTGTGCCTGTGACGGTTTGGTTGGCGGATAAAATAACAGGTCTGCACCCGCTAGCAGTTAACCCAGAAAAAGACAGGTTGTTAAAACTGTTTGTGCCGTTAATAGTTCTGTCAACTGGATTGGTTTGAGTAAAACTAACGTTGTAAAAGGTCTGATTGTTGCCGGAAAAGTTGGGGCCAATTGCAGATATATTTATTTGCGAAGTTCCTGCCGTGACGGTGAGATTGGCTCGGCTCGTTTCGGTTGTACCAAAATTGATTGGCGTAGACCCAGATAGAGTAGCCGTCCCTGCACCAAAATCAATTGTTCTGGAATTTGCGCTACTAGAACTTATTGACAACCCTGTATAGTTGTAATTTGCAAAACTGAACGTTCCGTTGGTAACGGTTATTCCATTTGATGCTCCTGTATCCAATGCAGAACCCAAGCTCCACGAGCAATCTACGCCATTGACGGTAATGGAAGATGCCAGCGCAACCCCGTTCGTCGTAAACGTCAGCCCGGTGGAATTGCTCGACAGCGTCATCGCCCCCGTATACGTCCGAGTCAGCCCCGTCGCGGGCAGCGTCACATTGCCATGGATACCGTCCATTGCCGTAGAACCCGCCAACGTCACATTCCCCGACGCCGGTCCAGCAATGGTCAACGCCTTCATCCTGATGCCGCCTGTAACAGCGTTCACTGTGGCTGTGTAGGCTGTCCCATTGCTGCCTGAATCAAACACAACATCATCGTGGCTGCGCGGCACAGAAGCTCCGCTGCCTGTTCCAGATGTCGTAGACCAGCGTGCTGTGTCGCTCCAGTTGCCTGTGCCACCAACCCAATAGCGCGTGCTGTCAGCAGGCTTGGCTGTGCGATAGACAGGCGCTGCGGCCGTGCCGGTGCTGTTGGCACCAGCGTAGAACTCACCAGGGCTTGTGGCAGCAAAGCCAATGCTTCCCATAGCAAGGTAGTCAATGCCGCTGGTGCAGGCTCCTGCGAGGATGTGGGAGGTTCCAGTGCCGGTCAGAGTGACGACGTTTCCAGCAGTGCCAGTCACTGTCCACTTGCCGAAAATCTGGATGGTAGAGCCTAGAGCAATGGTGTGCGCTACGGTCTTAGTGCTGGCGAGTTCGGTGAATTGATTGTTGCCGGTTATGGTTGTAGTTGATATGCCGGTTGCACCGCCAATAGTGAGTTTGTTATAGGAAAAGCTCTCGCCTGCAAACTGCCTGGAATTTGTAGACGTACTAGAGAGAACAATATCTGCTGTATCTTTATAAAAAGTTATTCCTGAAATTCTCCACACATTAGTCTCTTGGCTGGAATAGGTGAGTGTCCAAGTACCTGAACCCATTCTCACAACCAGACTCGTGTCTCCACTTGCCTGAAAGGCTCCAATCGTTACATTGTAAGTTTTTGCGTTAAATTGTCCGTATAAAACCCTAAAAAGCACGCCACTAGTGAATGCGTCTTCTAACTCTATGTTCGCCCTTATAGAGTTAATTTGTACTGGAATCGGTATAGAGACTCCGTTGGTTTTAATATAGTTTGTTGCGTCGTATGAGGAAATGTTTATAGTATTTGAATTACTGGTAATTGTTACACCTGAACCAAAGCGTAAATTTTTGAAGATATTAAATGTGATACTTACCGTTAGTGTCATAGCGGTTGTTCTAGAACCCATTTCTAGTGTTCCCAACCTAAACACGGCACTTGTAGAAACAGTGCCTGCTGAACCGGCGTCATCAAATACGGCAGTGTCTTGTGCTAATGGAAAATTATTTACATTCGGCGTACCACCACTGGAGGTTGCCCATCCCGTAGAGAAGAAAGTCTGTGTGCCGGCCAGATTCCAGTAAAGTGTTTTCGAAGCCGGGAAAACAATACCAGCGTTGTTTCCGCAATCCCCCGCGTTTGATGGGGCGGTATTGATGGCGGCTCCGGTCAGGTTAATCCCTTCAAAATCACAGTTATCGGCAAGCAGTGTATTGACAGACAGGTTGCACCTGTTGTTTGTAATATGTGGATTAACGTTTCTTATGGCATATCGGTTTCGAAGACTTGTACCAACAACCTGAAACGTCCCTGTAATGGTGGCGTCCCCAGTAAAGTTTATCAGGTTTGTTCCGTCAACTCCCGGTGCCCTTAGTGTAAGGTTGGCAATTGTGCCGACATTTGTAAACGCGACAGATCTATTAGAAACCGAGGACGCGGCCGCGTTCGCTGTTATGTTATAAAACGTGAGCGGCAGACCACAGGTTATAGACAAGTTGGGGTCTTGCGGCAATACAATATTTGACGTTCCGGCATTAAATGTCAAGTTTGTGCTTGTATTAAAGGAGATGCCAACAGTCCCTGATAAGGTAAAGGTGCTCGACCCAAGCGTGATCGTCCTGACGTTGCTGTTGTTGGACGACAACGAACTAGCAGTGACGTTGTAGTTCTTGGTGTCGAACGTGCCGTTGGTGACGGTGAGTGCGCCTGTGCCCGTATTTAAGGCGTCGGCTAATTCGACCGATCCACCATAGGTATCGATGATCAAATCCTGAGCAAACGCTTTTCCGGCGCTTGTAATCGTCTGAGTGTTCCGTCCGGAAAAGGTCAGAGAACTTGAATACGTCCTTGTAACGCTACTTCCAAACTTCCAATCCCCGTAAACCGTATATGCCGTTGATCCCGCCAGCGTCATCGCATTTGTCCGCGTAGACATATCAATGGTGCCGAGAGACGGAAGAGCCGAGTCCAGCGTCACCGTAGCCGACGTATTCAGACCAGTGTTACCAATGACAGCCGTGTCCTGAGCAAGCGGGAAGTTGTCTGTACTGACCCCGCCACCGGACGACGCAGCCCAAGCGTTTGCAGACCAGTTTCCACCTGCGGCAAGGTTCCAATAGACGGATTTAGGCGTGTCAAAGGTGATGCCTCTGCATCCCCTGAGGTCGCCTATCCTGGTGCCGCTGATGGGCGCTGCTGTGCCGATGACGTAGATGTCTCTGAAGTCTGCGTCGGTCAGGCTTGGGGCGCTGTTGATGGTGAGGGTTTGGGCGATGCCATAGAGGTCGCCACGGAACCAGACGCGGCGGTTGCCTGCGGTGCCTGTGGTGGATAGGGTGCCGTTGATGGTTTGACGGGATCTGAAAGATATGGTGCGAACGCCAGCAGATGCCGGCCCAGTGACGGTTAAGTTATTGAAAATGTTAGCACCAAGAATTACACTTACTATTGCGCCTGTTCCTGTAAATGAAAAATTATTAAATGTTAACCCTGTTTGAATAACAATGTCACAAAAAGCTGAGGACGTTGTACATACAATAACTGAAGTCCCGGCATTAAATGTAAGATTTGTTTGTACTGATATACTTATTGGAACAGAGCCTTGAAGTGTTACTGTGCTTCCATTCAAACTTATTGTTCTTGTATTTGCATTGCTGGACGAAAGTGCTCCTGCCGTAACAGAATAATTGCTTGCTGATGTCGTGAACGTTCCCTGCGTGACGGTCAGCGTGTTGCTGCCAATATTCAGCGCATCCCCAAGCGTCACAGTGATGCCGCTGCCGCTAATGGTCACAGAACCAAGCGTCTTGCCTGCGCTGGTCAGCGTGCCTGTAGCGTTGAACGTGGTAGTACCGGCATAGGTCAGCGTCATGCCAGCGACAAGCGTCAGAGAGCCTGAGATCGTCAGCGCAGGCGTGGCCGTCCCAGCCAGCGTGGCGGTATAGCCGGTACAGTTGATGGACTTGGCAACGCGGGAACCGGAGATGGTGCAGGTCAACGATGTGCCGTCAAAGAACACATCGTCTGCCGCCGTAGGCACAGCAGCACCACCGGCCCCACCTACCGTGTCAGCCCACTTGGTGCCTGCTGTACCGTCCCAAACGTCGGTTGCAAGGCCGCGCCAGAAGCGATCTGCCACCGTTTACACCTTGTAGTACCAGACGCCCTCAACCTCAACGAGCTTGGCGCCGCTCGGAGGAACTCCTTCCAGCTTCTGGTAGGTTTCGCCAGCAATGTCCAGCGTGGGCGTCTCAGGCTCTACAGGCGGGGCCGTAACGACAGCAATCCAGTTGTCCCGCCGCTGCTCCTTCAGGGCTTGGATCTCATCCTCCGTGAAGGCGTGATCATCAGGAAGGTGCAGAGCATCTCGGAACACCCCGTGAGGGGTGTCGAACTCGAAGTCGATCTTGATCATGCCGCATCAAGGCTGAAGGTGTAGGTGACGTTCAGCGTGTCGCCGCTAGCCACAGAACGGTCCCCAGGCGCCGCAAAGTCCGCAGCGGAGAACAGCGTTCCCGTCGTGCCGCCCTTGGTGTTGTTGGAGGTCAGGAATGCACCCCCAATCACTGCGGTGGCGTTGATGTTGAACGACGCAGGAGAGGCCGTGTTGCTGATCACAGAAGGATCTGCGGTGGTGGAGGTGCCGAAGGTACAGGTAGGCCGATTGGCGTTGCTGTAGCCCGTTTCTTCCGTCCAGCCGCCGTGCAGCGCCATGGTGTCGCCAGCAGCGGGGTTGTTGCTGGACGCGGCGCCGTACAGGCCGATGTACCACGTAGTGATCTGAGCAACGCCGCCCAGAGCCGATTCGTTCATGTACTTCAAGCCGACGTTCACCACGAGGTTGTGGGACTCTGCTTCCCACTTCAGCTTACCGTCCGGGCCGATACACTGGATGTGGAACACGCCACCAGCACGAACCCTGTCGGTGGGAGCGGTATTGCGCTCTACGGTGGCGGCAACAGCATCGCTCGCCTTGGACTTGTTGATCATCTTGTACTCCTATGCAAAGCGCAGCAGCGCAGTTGTGGCAGTTGCTGCCGGAAGTTGAACGGTGAATGTGCCAGAGGCGGTTTTGTCTGCGCCGAAGTCAATGACCGCGATTGCTCGGTTGGCCTTGGATGAGTTGTAGATCAACCCGCCACGGCACGTAAACGATGCGCCGGTCCAGACCGGATTGTCGAAGGTGACGTAGGCAGTGGTCCCGGACAGGAGGACTTGCACGTTGACCAGGGTCACCCCGCCGGTCGTATATCCAGATCCGTTGGGAACCTGCCCTGCCGTTGAAACGCTGTATGCGGTCGTGGCTTGACTCAGGTCGGCGCTTGCCGTGTAAAGGGCAAACTTCAAGACATCGGTGTCCAAGTCATGGATACCGAGCCAAGACTCCTGTTTGAACGATGAGCAAAGACCTTGCAGGATAGCCATTTACTTCACCGGATACCTTACCTGACCGTCCCGATACGAATCCATCCGGTTCTTTGCGTCACCAAGCTGCTTCAGCAGCAAGATGGACTCACCAAACTGGTTCGTGTACAGCGCCACAATGTCCTGCTCGGCCTTCATAAACCGAGCCGCTTCTACCAAGACCGCGTTGAGCAAAGCACTGTCAAAGTTGTCACCAAGCCAAGATGTCCCAGCAGTGACGATGCTCTCGGGGTAGTAGAAGTAATGCAGTTCTGCCGTGTAGCCTGCCGTCGGGGTTGGGCCCAGGATGAATGTCAGCTCTGTCGGCAGGTTATATACCGGGCCAAACAAAGCGTAGTACTTCGGCACTCCCTGCGTCAAAGAGTTTGGATAACTCTCTCGGATGAAGTTCACATCCTTGTTGAGCAGGTACGTGTAATCCCCGCCGCCCGTTGGAAATACTGCCAAACTGAAGACCGACAGGAAGTCATTAGGCGTTGCCAAGTACTGATTGCCTTGGCTCAAAACACCCGTGACGTTCTTTCGCAGCGAAGGAAGCTGCACCGTGTTGTAGATCTTCTGCTCTGCCTGCTTCGTCATCGTGGCAAAGTCAGCCGCCGAGAACGTGTTCTCGGTGTAATCCTCCACAGCAGTCTTCAGTTCGGTGTAGTTCACGCCATCGGCCCCCGGGCCATGAAGCCCTTGGTCTGCGCCTTGCCGCCGCGCACCTTAATGCCGGAGGTCTTCGGCTCAGGAGCGGGGGAACTGGCGATGTTGCCCACCACCACACGCGGCATGGGCGCGGGAGCGTTCACCACCGGGGTCGGTACGGACTTGGCCTTCATTTCTTCCCCTTGCGCCCGACCGGGCCCTGATTGGCAACACGAGCCATGCCAGCGCCCATCTTGAGCAGCATGTCGTTGGTGACCCCGCCCTTGGCGAGCTTGGTCTTGGGTTTGCCCGGGTGCATCGCCGCCTCATGCTTGTGGACGGCTTGTTTGGGTGTCATCTTCATGGGTTTCTCCTTGTCAGGCGACCGTTACTGTACCAACTTCTCCCAGACCCACCAAGGTGTTTGGGGTCAGGAGCGCATCGAAATCTCTTGCACCACCTATAGGGTTCCAGCCCCATTGGATGACCAGCATGCCCTCTCCAGGGAAGCCATCTTGGAACGGCCCAGTGCCGGAAACGGTGTCAGTTTGAAGACCGTTGGTGCCTGACTGATACCAAGTGTTCGTGTCAGGACGCGGATCGCGGATGGCCTGAGGGTCGCTGACGGGGAAGGTTCCTAGCAATAATTGGGGGTGATCCATTGACCAACATTGGGGACACGCACGAATTTGCGTCTGCTTGGTCTTGACTACTTCATTTTTTAGTTTCTTTAACGGAAACCTAAAATTACAATAATCACAGAACCCAAAGGCCTTGGCGCCATTCGCAAACCGATTAGCCATTTGACACCTCGAACTTGTTCTTTTTCGAGATGTTTTCTACCCCAAGCATTACGCGAAGATTTGAAGGGACATGAAGCCCCGACACCAATTTTCCTTGTAACGGAATAACGTGATCTACGTGCCAAGGCTCTTCGTTGTGTCGCGTCAACATTGCAGCAATAGAATACATGCAGCGAATGCGGAGCTTGTCATGTTCCGTCAGCCATTTTGGCGTACGCTGTTTAACAGCTTTTTTACGCATCGTGGCTAGGTAGATAATATGCGAGTGGGCTCTTGCGCGGTACTCTTTTTTCTGCGCCAACCGAGCAGTTTTGTTCACTTCGTAGTCAGCTTTTTTGATAGCTGCAAGACGTTCTTTGTTTGCTTCTCTATAAGCCTTTTTTACCTCTGCTATTCGCAATTTGTTAGCTTCGTAATATGCCTTCTGGTACTCAGAACTGTTGACGCGTTGCGTAGCGTTGTACTCTTTATAGTACGTTTTTAGCTTTTCTGCGTTGGCTGCGGCGTACGCTTTTTGTTTCTGCCGGGCGTACTCTTTATTTTCTTCAGCCCATTTTTTACGGGCGGCGTCTCTCCGCTCGCGGTTTTCCGCGTTGTACTTTTTGTAGTAGGCTAGCGCCTGCTCGCGGGTTTTGAATGCCATGATTACCCGATGAACATCTGCCTCGGTACGAACCGTACCGCCGCCTTCTCGCGGTCTTCGCTGGAGGCTCGATCCCAATCCTCGTCATACTGCGCCTTCAGAACCTGCATACGCTCCATGGCGCCAGGGATCTTCATCGACAGGTAGTACGCCAGCCCAGACACGAGGCAGGGCAGGAAGCGGAAAGGGATGTCCTGCGTAGCGGTGCCGCCGTCTCCAGCATCTTGGATGCGCCGCAAGTACCAGTACACAAACTGATACACGCCCGTCTGATCCGGCGTGGGCCACACGGTGATGCTTGGCAAGGCCGTGGCGCTGGGGGAGTAGCTGCTTCCGACAGGGTAGGCCGCGCCGGAGTTCCGGTTCACTAGTACCTGGATAGGTCTCGCCTGCTGGAGCTTGTTTGGGATGGAGGAGTACGTGCTGATGCTGATCCGCGTGATGGTCAGATCAACCTGCGTTGAAACGTTCCCTGCCCCCGTGCGGATGACATGCTCCAGAAGATCCACGGTGTCTGACGGCAGCGTGTAGGTGTTGGTCCCCTGTACCAGGGGGATCATGCCCTGGTTAAAGGTCCACATGTTTACACCACGGTTCGCCCAATCTGCAAACAGCAGGTTCAGGGATCGCCGCGCCGTGCGCAGGTCGTAGCCCGTGCGAAGCTCGGATCCGCAGCGTTCAAACGCTTCCTCGACCGCGTCATTGAGGTCGAGGTTGAACGTGGTAGCTCCTGATGTAGTCATCGGAATCTCGCGGTCTTCTGGGCAACGCCCTTGGGCTGCTTCACGAACTGCTTGCCTGCGGCCTTACCAGCACGCTTGGCCCTGGTCGTTGCGGCGTACTCGGCAGGGGACAAAGCGGCAATCGCGGCTTTAGGCAGATACCGCTCCCCCGTCTTGGAAGACGGTTTCCCAGACTTGGTCTGCCATTCTTGGCTTGTCCAGTCGCGGAGCGATTTCTGCGGGGACTTCATGTCAGTCCTTGTACGAGCCGCCCTTGGCCTTGTACTGCTTCGCCAGAAGCTGTGCCTTGCGTGCGGACCACTGGCCCGCTGCCGTGCCCTGGGTCGCTTGGCCCTTGATGCGCTCGAAGAGCGCCTTCCGCATCCCGGGTTTGGTGTAGTTGCCTGCGGCGTTGACCTTCGTCTCCCCGCCTTCGGCGTAGAGATCCACCTTGTCCCCGTCCTTGCGACGGATGACCTTGGGCTTCTTCAACTCCGGGCGGATGGCGCCCATGCCGCGTGAAATCCTCATCTCAGTACACCTTGCACGGCCTGACACCGCGCTGCTCGCAGCCCGAACCCTTGACGCTGCCGCCAGAGGCATAGGTCTTGACCTTGCCGCCCTTGCGGAATTCCACCTCCTCCTCATCCCGGGTGCGGGAGCGCGGAGATTCCTTGGCCCTCTCCTTCCGAAGGATGGGCCTCTCTGCCTTGGCTTCTGCTGCAGCCTGGGAACGTCCCGTCCGAGCTTCTTGAACTGCCTTGCGGCTTGCGGCGCCCCTGACAGCAGAGGTCGCTGCTTCCATCTCCTGTGCCGGTGTAAACCTGCGTCCAGTCTCAGAGGTGGCTGCCGTCGATCTCATGGGAGTGCCGCGCCCGATAGAGCCAGAACTGATGTCCTGCGCCAGATCCTTTGCCAGCCCTTCCTTCAGGGTAGACATCGCCCGGCGCTCAGCCCCAGCCCTTTGGGCGGCTTCCATTGCGGGCTCGTCTAGGCGACGGAGAGCTTCAGCAGCATCCCGAGCCTTCTTGGCCCTGTAGAGACCATATCCAAGCCCACCAGCAGCCGCCGTGGCGCCTGTAGCCGCCATAACTTTCTTGGCGGTATCGCTGAGACCAGAGCCTACGCGCTCCATACTAGATGGAGGAGAGGGTTCGGGACGGTTGGCGGGGGCGCCAGGGATCTCAGCACGACCAGACGGAGCGGTGCTTGCTTCTTGCGGCCCTCGGGCTCGCATATCAGAGGCGCTCGACGGTGTCCGCCCGGTACGATCTGCGTTCAGAAGATCCCGCAGGGTTTTGTCCGCGCCGTACTTACGGCGGAAGTCAGCGAGTTCCTCGCGGCTAACGAGGGCTCGACCCTTATCATCTCTGCCCCGGCCTTGCACCGGGCCGGTGTACGTGGTTTTGGCGTATGACATCTCACACCATCCTTCCCTTGGTATGGCCCTTAGTAACACAGCCATCGGCGCGGGTCACCCCACCTTTGGCGTAGCCCTTGATGCTGCCGCCTTTAGCTTTCCCATCAGCAGGCAAATCAACGGGTTTCCCGTATCCGGCGCGATTGCGAGATGTGCGCCCAGCATACTTTGTGCCTTTGGGGTACTGATCAGCAACTTGCTGCTCCGCGTCCTCAGCCATTGATTCATACATGTTTTCAATGTGCCGCCTTGCAGCATCAGCCGCTTGGCCTTGCTTTTTCCCAGCCAAATGCGCTGTTGTCTGCCAAATTCTTGAACTTGGAGACGAGCTTTCTTCTACTTTGTTGCGCAGTTTCCGAGCGCGCTCTGACTGCGTTTTTGACGTTTCATTCCATTCACCTGGGCCAGCATAAGTAGCCATTTCACACCATCCTTCCCTTGGTGTGCCCCTTGGTCACGCAGCCATCAGCGCGGGTGACGCCTCCCTTGGCATACGCCTTGGTCATGCCGCCTTTGGCCTTCTTCGTTGGCTTGGGCATCGGCTCCATCGGAGCCATTCCGGGCTTGCCGTAGTCACCGCGCTTGATCTTGCGCTCGGTGGTCAGGCCCTCTTCTTCATAGTCACGAAGCTCTTCTGCCGTGGCGCCACCACGGCCTGCAGACCGACCACCACCGACATTGACTTGCGTTGCCATGTTTACTCCTCAGCAGGCTTTGCCGCCCATTGCCATCTTCACCATCTTGCCCCTGGTCTTGCCCTTGGACTCGATGCCGCCGCCCTTGGCGAACGGCTTGCCCTTGGCTTCCGCCATCTCATGCTTGATCATGGGCTTGGGAGCGCCCTTCTTTTTCATGAAGGCCACTTCCTTCTTCATCATGGCAGGAGATTCTTTCTTCATGGTCGGGCCTCCTTCGGCCTTGTGAGCTTCAAACTTCCGGCCTACGGCCTGGGGGATTCCCGTCTTCTTGGCGAAGCTGGGGCTGTGCGCGACAGCACGCATGAGGCGTGCCTGAGGTTCAGATTTGTACGGCATGAGGCTTGCTCCTCAGCGTGTCAATCTTGGCTTCAATCCGGTCAAAGCGTTCGATCAACTCCTTCATGTCCTGCCGAAACTCTGCGCGAGTGATGTGGTCCCGGGCGACTTCCTCACGGGTCCGGTTCAGCAGGATGCTGAGCCTATCAAGCTCTCTGAACTTGGATGCCATGAAGAAACCCACAACACCAATCAACACCGTCAGGATGGCGTTCCAAATGACCGTTGCTTCCATGTCAGCAATTCCATGCCCTCAGGGATTTGTTGATGCGGGAGTTGGGGTCGTTGGCCGTCTTGGATGAAGTGAGCTTCTTCTTCATGCCTTTCATCCTGGCGCAGAATGAGTCCCTTCGGGGACCGCCTTCCGGTTGCGGAGCTTTGAGCCCAGGCTTGCCGGGATTGGCAGCGTTGTAAGACGCCCGCCCCTTGGCATTGAGCCCCCCTTTGGGGTTCTTGCCTTCAGAACGCTGCCAAGCGGGGGTCTTAGCCATAGAACACCGTCGCAGTGGTGTCCGTCCCGGAGACGGTCACATGGAGATCGGTGTAGCACAAGACCCCTTCACCGGGGATCAGAAACGAGAAGGGAGTGCCATTGGCAACCGTGGCCGTTGAGTACAGCGTAGTGCCTGTAGCTCCCCCGTCTCGCACAACCACCGTACCCGCCGTGGACCCTGGCGTGATCACCAGACCCTTGAAACGAGTCCGGGCCGCAAAGACAGTTGCTGTGCTACTGACGTAGCCAGCCTTTACGTCAGTTTGCATGACAGCCTCCTATTAGGCTGCAAGCAGACCGAGGTCTTTCAGCGCCTTGACAATGTCGCCAACGGTGTAAGCAGCCGTGCCGGTGTTGCCGGTGTAGGTGCTGTCTGCACGCGCAGCCGTGCCCGAGCCTGCGGTAAACCCGGTCGTCGTGCCGGTCGTTGCAGGCTGAACCACCGCCGTTGCGCCGTAGAAACCGACCGTGTCGGTAGCGGCATTTCCAATGGACGCAGTGGCGGTCACGGCCAGCGAATCCACAGTGGTATCGGGCCCAAGAGTGGAGGTGACCGCAACCGCACCAGTGGTGCTGTTCTTTGTGATGGTTTGGAAGCCGTTCTCCGAACGAACCGGCCCGTTAAAAGTCGTGGAAGCCATGGAGGTTTTCCTCAGTTTGCGCCCGCCGTCGTTGAGGTGACGTCTGCCGAGTCAGTCGGCGGGCTGGGGTAGGTCTCGGTTTAGGCGCAGCCTAACATACTCTCGGATAAAAGAAAAGGCCCCCGAAGGGGCCTTAAAGGTCAAACTCCGTGAGGTATCAGGCCCCAGGCGAACCGAACGCCCCAAGGGGGTCGCTCACTCCAAACGAGTACCTCTCACGCGCCTTGTACCGGCTGTTGCCCGTGTCGAAGTCAGCATCCATGGACGTTGCCAGGGGCACGCGCACGAAGTGCTTCAGACCGTTGGGCACATCGGTGGTCAGGAACCACGCGTTGGTATCGGTCAACCAGTGGTTGATCGTGTAGCCCTCGGGGATCGAGCCATTGTTCTTCAGGGCGTTGATGTCGTTGTCGGCGGTGCCAACACGGAGGTTGGTTTCCAACAGACGCGTTGCAACGAACTGAAGCGCCGGGGGCACGATCAGCTTGCGGGGCTTGGCGGCGATCAGGAGGCCGCGCTCATCGGTCCAGCCAGCGATCTGGATGACCGCAGCTTCCAGCGAGGTCTCGTTCAGGTCAGCGCCGACCGTGGGACGGTTGCTGTTGGAACCACCAGACACCAGCGGGTGAGCGGTGCTGAACAGCGATTGGCCGTCCCCGTAGGTCACGGAGGCGTTGAAACCGTTGTTCAGGATGGCGGCAGCCTTGACCTGCTTCGTATACGCCATGGCCCGGGCAAGGGCCTTGGTGTACCGCGCCGAGAGACTGTCGTACAGGTTGTCTTCCATCGCCTCTTCGGTGATGGAGAAACCCATAGCGATGGTCTCGTGGTTGTAACGAGCGGTCCAGGCTTCCTGCGCATTGTCATACGCGATGGCTTGGCCTTCGTTCTTCACCGGGGCGGCGCTGAAGCCGGAGAGCTTGGTCTCCTCTTCAAACGAACGCTCGGAGGTCTCCGTCTCGTAGATCTCCTTGTGCTCTTCGCCGTAACGCTTGTACTCCAGGCCGAACAGGGCGTTCAGTCCAGGGAGCAGTTCCTTGAGTAGTTGGGCACGAGAAATTGCCATGATGTGTGCTCCTTAGACGCCAGCAGCCAGCAGGTAGCTGTGGTAGCCGAAGTTCCAGCCAACGATCACTTCCGGGTAGCCCACGAAAGAGACACCGCCTCCACTAGTGGCGGTAACGTTGGCGCTGACCGTGATGGTCTTGGTGCTGGTGACAACACCCGTGACCGTCAGGTTGCTGCCCGGCGAGCCTGCGGTCGTGCTGGAGATACCAGCAATAACGCACTGCATACCGGGTTGGATGCCCGTAACGGAATCGACCGTGAAAGTCGTGCCGCCCGCAGGCGACGAGGTCAAAACCGTTGCAACGGTGACCGCCGTATCCGGGACCATCTGGATCACGCGCAGGCACGGCGAAGTGCCAGCCCCGGTGCCGACCGTTTGACGGATGTTGCCCGCCACGGAAGACGCGACCGTCGGGTTTGCGCCCGAGATCGCCATGGCCGAGTTGCCCGTCGTGATGCTGCCCGCATTTCCTGCAACCAGGAACGCATTGGAACCAAGGAACGACGGCGACATGTAGCCGATGGTCGTGCCCGTGTTCAGTTGCGTGTTGGCCGAGCCTTGGGGCTGGGTGACCACCGCCGCCTTGAAGAGGGCGTTGGGGTCGTCCAGCACATAGGCCACCGCGTCAGGAGCGTTGGTCCCTGCGGGCCATTGCTCATTGCGCAGCTTGCCGAACACCGGCCCGCCCGTGGGGGTGTACTCGCAGCCGAGGAAGACACCGAGGATGTCCCCAGCGGCAGCGGCGGATTGCGTGTCCGCGTTGTACGGGGTGATGATGGTGTTGCCGTTGGAAAGACCCACAACGTCGCCCGTGAAGAGGCCCGTGTTGTAGCCCTGACCAATCGGAATCATCCGGGTAGACCCAGCGAAGGGGATGCCCCCGCGCAGGTTCACCGGCTTTAGGCCGTAAGGCCCGTCGATGATGGGATAAGCCATTTAAGACTCCTTGATTACTGACCGCGTCCGAACGAGACCTCAGACCGCCGGTTCTTGAAGAGCGGCATACGAGGATCGTTCTCGCGCATGAAGGTGTTGTCCACGGACTCCATCTGACCAGACGCCTGACCCTGGTAGAAGGCATTCCGTTGATCAACAAGTTCTTTTGGGGTTCGGCAAAGCACCAGACCGCCGATCTCCAGCGCATCAGGAATCCGGGATTTCGGATCGCATAGATGTTGGAGTTCGGGATGATCTGCCACCTTGACAGGCTCCCAGCCTTCGCGGAACTTGGAGGTGATATTCCTTGGGTCGGCGGTGCCCAAGGTGCTGACGCGAACCCACCGATAGACATATCCAGGATCCGGGATCGGATCCGGGAGAAGTTCAGCGGGCTTCCAGGTCATGGGTCGCTCCGCCTTGGCGCGAGATTCCGCTTCGCGGGGGGTACGTTGGTCAGCCATTGTCTTTCCTCATCTGTTCAGCTACTGCACGCGCGTACTGCTCAGGGGTGAGCCCGAGGCGCTTTGCAAGGGTTACCTGGGTTTGCGTCAGCACGATCTTCTTGGGCGCGGTGCTGCGCGTTGCCGGGGCAACTACAGATGACTTCTTCTTCTCCTGGGTAAACGCTCCAGGGAAAGTAGATTTCATCTCAGAGTCGATACGATTGAAGTACTCGTCGCTTCCGGCGGGCACCCCTTCTCGCTCAAGTTCTCTGTGAATCTCCATCGCCACAGCCGACATTCGGAGATTTGACCCAAACCACGGATTGGCTTCTTGCCACGCTCGGGTTTTTGGGTCAACTTGTGGCGTTGGCGGCGTTTGTACAACATTTTCCGGCGTTTGTACAGGGGTGGGTTTCGGCGGGCGGAATGCCGCCAGCTTTTCCGCCTTCAGCTTGACCGAGAAAAGCTCTTCCTGGGCAGCAAGAACTGCCTTGGCATCGCCTTCTTCATAAGCCTTTTCATACTTCTTCCGGGCCGCGTCCAATTCGCCTTCGACAGCTTTTTTGGCTTGTTCGATGGCGACTTGCTGGCTTTGTCCTGCCGATTTCTGGAGCTTTTGGTTCTCTTCCAGAAGCCTTTGGGTGAGACGTAGTGCCTCTTCCCGCTCTCGCAGCGCCGCTTCTTTCGCCCTACGCTCCTCGTGGTAGCCCTTCGAGAAGTGTTGGATGCGCTGCTTGACCCCTTCGGAGTATTTCGCCAACTCGTCGTCGGTGACATCCGCAGGCGGCTCCTTCATTGGAGCGCGGCCCTTGTCTGCCTCTGGGGTGTCGTCCACCACCTCGATCTCTGCGTCACCTTCGATCTCAAAATCGACCTTCTTGTCGTCGGCCTTGGTGTCCACCTGAACTTCGTCGGGGAACTTGAACTCTTCTTTGTCCAGTGCCATGGTTATGCCCTCTGAATGCCACGCGGGTCTTGAACGACGGCTTCTACGCTGTCGTCATTGATGATTCGGAACTCTTGTCCGTGGATCTTGATCCGAGTGCCACTGTTTGGGCGGACAAGAATGAAGTCACCCACCTTGCAGGAGGGGCCGGAGGGGAACCGAATGGGGTCTTTGTAGCAGTCCGGGCCCATCTTCATGACGAACAGCACCGGGGAGAGAACCTCCTCGAAGTGCATCGTCTGACCGGCCTTCAGGAGCCCACTTTCATAGGACTCTTCGGACTTTGGCAGGACGCAGAGGATGTGATACGTCCTTGGATCGGGCACCTGACGGGCCTTTTCCTCTGGAGTTTGGGGTAGAACGGTTTCGCACTGCCCATCGGACAGGAGTAGCTCACTCATCTTCAGATCTTTCAAGTCGGTCTACGAGGTCGGTGATGTAAACATGAGCCTGCGATAGACCTCGGATCTCGCCGGTCATGGACTTGTACTCAGAAAAGTCCCGTGCGCCGCCGGAGATGAGGGCTTGGGCGATTTGCTCGCGCCTGTCTTCAATCTCTTTTAGCACCACGGAGAACGCAGTGGTTGCCATAAAGCTCCTTTCGGAGGTTTCAAGATGTCCGAAATGCCGTTTTTGGACGTTTTGGACTGATTTCAGTCATTACTGGGTGGGTTTTGACTGTTGTTTCTGCTGAGAAGGGCGAACCATGGTCTTGACAAGGTCCGTCCGCAGCTTTTTGTCCGTCTGGGCAGCTTGTGACTGCAGTCTGGACTGTTCCTTGAGCATTTCAGCCTTGATTCGCTCTTGCTCAAGGGCGATTTTCTGTTGGGCAATCTGGAAATCCCGTTGACTATCAGCCTCCTTTCGCTGAAGTTCTTGTGCCCGAAGCTGAAGTTCAGCTTGTTGAAGCTGCAACTCAGGGTTTTGTGCCTGCTGTTGAGCCTGCTGCTGGGCAAACATGGCTTGGTTTTGCACCATCGTCCTCTGGGCTGCCGCCGCGATAAGAGGAGCAAGTGCCTTTTCATCCTCCGGGGCGATGGGAGCGTTGTCTTCCTCGTCCAATTCTGGAAGAGGCACGCCCAACTGCATCTCAACCTGCGCCCGGTAGGCAAACGCCGCATGTTCTGCCATGTGAGCCATCAGCGCAGCCATCATTTGCTGAGACATGGGGTTCTGCCCCAGGACCGCAGCAATGTTCGGGTCTTGCATGAATGCCTGATGGGTAGCCATGTGGGCCTGATGATCCTGGTATGCAAACGCCTTGACGGGCTGCATACGAAGGACAGCCATGTTCTCCGACACCGGATCCCTTGGCTTTTGATCATCGGAGGTCGGAACCAGCTTTTCTGCATCCTTGATCCCCAAAACCTCCAGCATCTGCCTGTGGAGCTTGGGAAGGTCATAGATCTGAGGGGCGCCTTGGGCCAGTTGGAGGGCCGCTTGGTACTGCATGATCCGCTGGGCCATCGTGGCCGCATTGGGATCACTGACCGGGATCACCTCCACCATGTCGTAGTCGGACTGTTTCAACGACCTATTCCCACCCTCTGGGACATAGGAATACGCCGGCGACATGAAGTCCCTGATGATCTTCTTCAGGAGCTTGAACTCCATCCGAAGACTTGCGTGGACCCGGGCCTGGACGGCACTCATGGTCTTGAGTTGCCGCTCCAGGATAGCCAGGGTGGTCCCCACAGGAGCCTGGGCCGACATGTCGCTGACCTTCAGATCAGCGATGGCCGCGAGTCTTCGTCCGTCTTCCGTGATTCGATCCAAGAGAGCCGCCAGAACTTGGCTGGGCTCCTTGTACGGAAGGGGCATGATGTTCTCTTTGACCGTACCAGAAGGAACATCAACATCCCGGAACTCTCCAGGAGCAATCGGGGTGTCGTCTCCCTTGATTCTCAAGCCCCGAGCCTTCAGGCCCCCAGGGAGGTTGCTCAAGGTTCCCGCATCCACCAGTTGCCTGATAAGGGAAGTGCCTGCTCGTGCGTATCCACCGATCAGATGGATGTAGCCCAAACCATACGCACCAAACCCAGGGATGTAGGTGTACTGGACGAAGTGCTGACGCTTCTGCTGTTTCTCGTCATCCTCTTCCCAGTTCCGCCGGATGGACAGAACGGTGTTGTTCCCCTTCTCAATGGTCACCACATATGGGAGGGCAACGTCCTCTTCATACCCCGGGAGATCCAGGTCGGCATGGATCTCAAAGATCCGATACCGATCATCATCTTGAAGACTGAAGCCCTGCTCCTCTGCCTTCTTCTTCTCAATGTCCGTGAAGAACTGCGTGGGCTCTCCCAGCTCCACATCCCGGTAGAACCCGCTGACTTGTAGCTTACGGATCTCGTTCTTCGTCTTGCGCATCACATGAGTGACGCGCTCTGCCGTGTAAACGTTGGATGCGCCGTAGGGAATGATGAGATCTTCTGCCGGGACAAAGGGGGCGGCGGGGAGTGCCGTGTTGTCATCTGGGTAGATCTTCTTGAATGCCGCTCCTGAGAGGCCCAGGGAATACAGCATCCGCTCATGCTCTGACCTGTAGTCCACCATCTTCTCGGTCAAGGTGACGTTCATATCCTCCCGGACACGATCAGCCACCTCTTCCTTGACTCTGGTGATCTCCCCAATGATCTGGGTCTTGACCGGCCCTTGAGCGGGGAACGTTTCAACGATCATCTCTGACTGGAACCTGACAGCGGCTTCCGTCAAGAGGGGAGAGAAGACACCACAGGCCCCAGACCACGGCTCCGTCCTCTCTTCATACTTCATCCCCAAGACCTCCAGACCCTTGATGTACATCTCGGTCCAGTCTTTGCGGGAGTTGATGTCTGCGTCTACAAGCTCCACAAGCTCAGAGGCAAGAGAACTCAGTGCCCCCTCATCCATGAACTCTGCGAGGTTCGCCCCGAACTCTTCTGCTGTCTCTTCTTCTGGCTCAAGGACAACCTCCAGACCATCCATGCCGACGGTCACCTTGTCCGGGTTCTCAATCTCAATCTCCATGACGGACTCAGAAACCACCGGGATATCAGCAGGCACCATCGCCCGGTCAATGTTTGTTGCCATGTCTTGTCCTTGTAAACGCATCAATAATAACTGACGGGCCGTCTGTAAGCCATCTCATCAGGCTCATCCGAGGCAATGGAGATGAAGCCTCCCTTGCGGAACCTCATCAATGCCTGAGAGGCAGAGTCCGTCAAGTCATCATGCTCCCCATAGGGGAACTCTGCCATCTCTTCAGAAACCTCCTCCGCCCACCTCCGGTCAGGTCTCCAAACCATCCCAGAGGCAAACAGATCCACCACGGCATTCACCCGGGAGATCTTGTCCTGCCCTTTGTAGGGGGTGTATTCAGAGACCGGGACTCCGGCCTTACGAAGCTCATACACCAAAGGAGCGCCAGCGGCTCTCTTTTCAATGATCGTCGTGTCAGGGCTCCATTCCCTGTAAAGCTCCACAGCCTTCCTCTTCAGGTCCGGGAACTCCATCCGCTGCTTCAACGCATCCAGAAGGATGATGTTGGGAACCATGTTCCCATGTCTATCCTCCCGGTCAAACACCCCCCAGGTGGTACATGCCGAGTAGTCAGCCCTGTTGGATGTCTCAAAAGCGGTGTCCCAAGACTGAATGATGTACTGGCACGGCGGAGGACTCTCCCCCTCCCATATCTTCCAGTACTCCCTCTTAACTATCGCCCCCTCTTCCGAGGTTGGGTTCTGCTGGTACTGAGCCTCCCACTTGGCTACAGGGATCTCAGCCTTGATCGACTCCAACTCCTCCTTCTTCCAGAACCCAGGCCACAAGGGAGTGCCAGAAGGAAGAATGGCCGGGAACTCAATGATCTCCCAGTCATCAGTGCCATCTTTTGAAGAGTTCTTCAGGATCTGCCCGGTCAAGTCCTTCTTGGACCACCGGGTCATCACAACAATGATCGCTCCCCCAGGCTGTAAACGCTGTCTCGGTCCAGAGGTGTACCACTCATACACAGCGTCATACACCGCAGGGTTCCCCTGCTTGGCCTCCTGCTCACTATGGGGATCGTCAATGATCAACAGATCCGCACCCTTACCCGTCACCGCCCCACCAACACCGATAGCGAAGTAGTCCCCACCCTTGTCTGTGTTCCATCTCCCAGCAGCCTTCGAGTCACTGGAAAGCTGAGTCCCAAAGACCTTCTTGTAATCCTCCGACGAGACAAGGTTGCGAACCTTCCGGCCAAACCCCACAGCCAATTCCGCTGTATGTGCCGTCTGGATGATCTTCTTCTCAGGAAACTTCCCAAGGAACCAAGCAGGAAGCAGATACGAAGCAAACTCAGACTTGGTGTGTCTCGGAGGCATGTTGATGATCAGCCTCTTCAACTCCCCATTGGCAACCCTCTCGAAAGCATCAGCCATGATCTGATGATGCTTCCCAGAGATAAACACAGGCCACATCTGCTTGACAAAGAACAGGAAGCTCTCCCGGCACCTCTGTACCCTGTCCATCTCAAGAAGAGCCTTGATCTTCTTCCTGTCCCCCTCCGACACCTTGTCCACTATCTGAAGATAACTTGAGATCTCCTGCCTTGACAACAATGTCATATCGCCCTCTGTCCTTTGATATATATCCCTTGTCCCTCAGCGCCCCCACCAACCTGTACGTGCCGCCACATGATCTGACCTTGCAGCCTATCGCTATCACCCTGTACGTCGGAACAACGCCCCATTTCCTCTTGTACGCCTCTATAAACTCCAGGACGAACCTCTGTCTCCTGGTCAACATACATCCGGCTTTTTCCATTTCTCAACATGACCGGGGGGTGTCTCTATATATATAGGGGGTGGGGGTCTGGAGGATGGGAATGAAAGGGGGTGGGCTGGATATTGGGGGAAATGTTTGAGTGGAATCGGGGTGAAATGTTTGAGTGGAATCTAGGGGAAATGTTTGAGTGGAATCGAGCGTAACGTGGCGGAGGGTGGTCATCGCAGCCCAGCCCCCCTCCCCCACCGGTGCCCTCCCGCTCACCCGCTCCCGTGTACACGCACCCGCGTTTCAACGCTCGTCAGTGCCGGTCTTGCCCACTAGGCGCAGGTGCTGCGCGAGGTCGCGTCGCAGTGCATCGGGCGACGCGGTCTTGTCCTGCTGTTGAGGTGCTGATGTAAACGCGCCGGAGGCCTTGCCGAGCATTTCAAGGGCTCGCAGCCGTGTCGTGTCCGATGCCCCCTTACTCAACTCCACCAGACTCTTCAGCACATACCGTCTCGCCGCCGCCTGATCCTCCACCAGCGCCTCCTGGGTCTCATCCCATGCTGCCTGGATGATTGCCCGGATCCTTGGGTTCTTGCTCAGCCTGGACGCTGCGACGCTCACTGCCTCATCTGATGCATGCGACCCATACGCTTGTCTGTACGCTGCGCGGAGGCCCATCCCCTCGATAACGCCTCTGGCGAAGGACAGTTGCTTCTGCGTCAGAGGACGCACCCTCCTGAAGTCAGGCGCTCCCCTTAGCTGCCCATCAGCCCTCTTCCCTGGTCCTGGTGATGTCCAGGCCGACTGTTCCGCTTCGCTTCCCTCCTGGCCGGGGCTTGATGCGTTTACACGCTCGAGGTCTTCCTCGGCCTGCTCCAGGGCAGCGAGTAGCTCCTCGGAGGTCGCTCGGCCCCTTCCCTCTCCCGGGCGCTGGTCTTTTCCTGGATGCATGTACAGCCCTGATGTTCTATCCAATGGTGTTCACATTATCCACAGGTTGTTCAAACAGAGCAAGTTGTCCACAGGCTGTGGATAAACTCTTGACCCTTGGGTTTACTTGGTCTTCTGTCCCTGCTACTCACGCGTGCGGGCGCACGCATTCGTTGTCCGGCTGGCCGGGCCTTGTGCTGCTAGTGCAGTCCTCGCGCAACACCCTATTGCAATTACCCGTTTAACACGGTATGCTCGCGGTGCCCGCAAGGGCCCCCGCAGCGAAGGTCGCAGCGGCGGCAGAACAGGAGTTCGAGATGTCCTATCAGACCCGCGAGGAGTGGCTCACTGCCGCCCTCGGCATCATCCGGGACCGCGTGCCCGGCGTCGCGTCACGCGTGCGTGTCGCGTGCGGCTTCCCCTCGACCTACACCCGGTCCGGCACTCTGTCGGAGTGCTGGCCCGACCAAGCATCCCGGGACGGCACCTGGGAAGTTCTCATCTCCCCGACCGTCGCCCTCCCCACTGAAGTGTTCGCCCTGCTCCTGGGCAGCGTGCTGCATACCCTCCCGGGCGCTGCCTCGAAGACGTCCAACACCTACCGGGCGGCCTGCTTGGATGCTGGTCTGGCCCCCGCCGACGACGCGTGGAAGTCCCTGACCGGCACCGAGTACTTGTGGGAGGCATGCGGGGCAGACCTTGAGGCCATCGGGCCTTACCCCCATGCCGAGATCCAGGCCGGGACCAAGAAGGTCCAGACAACCCGCATGCTCAAGCTCACCTGCCCTCAGTGCGGCTACATCGTCCGCACCAGCGCCCGCTGGCTCGCCACCGGCGTTCCGACCTGCCACGACGGCGCCCAGTTCAATGTTGAGGAGTCCGCAGAATGAATTCAATCCAGGCCCAGGCCGCGCTGGCCTCCATCCCCATGCCTGCTCTGCTCGCTGCCTATCGGGCCCTGACGGGCGATATGGCATCGACCGTGTCCCGGTCCAAGGTCATCCAGTCCCTGGCATCACTGGTCGGCAAGGGTCAACTGACCGTTGACGACATCCGCAACAACGGTGCCCAGGCTGGCCGCGCCACGTTGGGTCGCGCCACGCCCGCATTCACCCCCCCAGCAGCCCCCGCCCTCGATGCCCGCGTCATGCAGCATGTAGCCGACGCGAAGGACGCAGCCGAGGCAGTCCGCCAGCAGGAGGAGGCATCCGCCCGAGCCCTGGCTGCCCGCATCGACGGGGTCGCTCGGGACATTGGATCCCTGGCCTCGACTGTGTCCGCCCGGGTGACGTCCATCGACGGCACCATCGCAGACCTGGGCACCAAGATCGGCGCCCTGGCGACCGACCTGCGCAGGGTTGCGCGGTCCGATGCTGACCAGATCCAGACCCAGGTGGCCGAGGCAGTGTCTGCCGCACTGCGTCCGATCCTGGCGGTGATCGAGGAGCGCCCCGAGCTTGTCCCCCAGGTCGCCCAGGCTGCAGCAACTCCGGTCCTGGCCGACTGCGATGAGGTCTTCGGCCTCGATGTCCGCGACCCCCGGGGCGAGCCGCTGCGGTTCTCTGTCTACGCGCACCCCGAGGCGCCCGCGATTGACGGTCACCATCTCTGGACCGAACGCATGGTGCGCTACCTCGCCCTCGCCCAGGCTACCGGGCGAAATGTCTGGCTAGGTGGTCCCGCTGGCACGGGCAAGACACAGACCGTCGCGCAGTTCGCCGCCCGCACCGGACGCATGTTCCGGCGCTTTGTCTTCGACCGGCTGGCGACCCGCGAGGACTACCTCGGCGCCATCGGCCTGCAGCAGGGCTCGACCGTGTTTCAACAGGGTCCGGTGTTGGACGTTTACACCACGCCCGGTGCGGTCTGCCTGCTCGATGAGGTCGGCATGGGCAATGCGAGCGCCCTGTCCAGCCTCAATGGCTGGCTCGAACCCGGCGCCCGCATGGCTTATGCCGACAAGGTCTGGCACCGCGCCGCAGGGTCGATGTTCTTCGCGTGCGACAACTCGCTCACCCAGGGTGACCAGTCTGGTAGGTATGCCGGGGTTGGACAGATGAACGTGGCCTTCGCTGACCGGTTCAGCTTTGTCGTGCCGATGACATACCTCGACCCCGACCAGGAGGCCGACGCTATCGCCCGGCACACTGGCTGCTCGGTCGCCCTGGCGCGGCACGTAGTCGATGCCCTGGCCGTTTGCCGCTCGAAGGTTGACAAGGGCGAGATCATCGACGCCCCGTCGATCAGACAGGCTATCGCCTTCGTCGAGGCGTGCCGGTTCCTGCCCGTCGCTGAGGCGTGGCAACTGGCGATCCTGGCCCGCCAGCCCGCCGAGTCCTCGGTCGCGCTGGCTGCGGTCTACGCATCCACCATCAGCGAATACCTGATCATGCAGGAGGTCTGACATGTCCGCCCTCGCCACCCTCGCCCCCATCATGGCCCGCCCCTGGGTCCACGGTCACGCCTTCCGGCGTGGCATCGAGACGTTCGCTCACCACGCTTGCGCAGCCCTGGGCCTCGCCCCGGTGGAGGTCGCGTGGACCAACTACATCATGACCGCAGCTATCAACGCGCACGGCACGATGCTCCTGCCCGACTGCGCCGACGACGAACGCAAGACGCGTGGTGACGTTGCCCGCATCGCTGGGTACGTGACGCACGAACTCCTGCACCGCAAGTACACCGACTTCACCGCCCGCGACAAGCGCCCCTATGTCGCCGCCCTGCACAACGCAATCGAGGATGCATGGATCGAGCGCCGCGCCGCCCGCGAAGGCCTGCTCGGCAATATCCGGCCCCTGCTCGGGGCCATGATCGAGGACATGGTGACCGAGTCCCTGGCCGCTAACCCCGACTGGACCGACCCAGCACAGTACCCATGGTCCCTGGCAGTCCTGGCTCGGGGCTATGGGGTGACCGTCCCGATCCCCGGCACCCTCCTGCCCGCCTTCCGGTCGGTCGCTGACGGGGTCGATGGATGCAGCACCTCTCACGACACCCTCGCCCTGGCGCAATGGCTCTTCGACCAACTGCAGCAAGACCCGCAGGACCAGGACCAGCAGCAGGACCAGGATCAGCAGCAGGATCAGCAGCAGGACTCGCAAGGCCAGGACGGAGAGGGCCAGGACGATGCCGCCCAGGACGGGCAGCAGGATGGCCCGCAGGGCGCCCAGGACGGAGAGGGCCAGGACGGGCAGCAGGATGCCCAGGACGGAGAGGGCCAGGACGGGCAGCAGGACGGGCAGCAGCAGGGCCAGGAAGGCCAGCAGCAGGGCCAGCAGCAGGGCGATGCCCCCGCCGACGCAGGCCCCGCGCAGCGCCCCGGCCCCCATACGACGCCCCGCGAGACTGAGCCGCACCCGGGGCACGGGACCGGGCCCGCATCCGGCGGCAGCTACCAGCGCAAACCGGCGCCCCCCGGGAAGCTGGGCTCCTATGCATCAGTGTCCTGGGCCGCGAACCTCGCAGTCCCCGCCCGCCTGCGCTATGAGGTCCGCAGGCTCTTCGAGAACTCAGCCCGTGAGTGGAGAGACGGTGGCTTTAGGTCCGGCACCCTGCACCGCGCCGCCCTGCACAAGGTGCCGCTGGACCGACCCGAGGTCTTCGCCCGACGGTTCAGTGAGGAGGGGATCGATTCCGCCGTGGTGATCCTGCTCGACATCTCCGGGTCGATGAACCCCGAATTCTTCCAGCCGCCCTACATCGAGCAATCAAAGATTGCGACTGCGGTGTCCTCCTGCATCATGCTCATGGACTGCCTCGCCCAGGCGGGGGCTCAATCGATGGTCATCGCGTTCGGCATGAACACGCACGTGATCAAGGGCTGGAATCAGAACTGGCGTACCGTGGTGCCTACCCTGCAGCAGATCGGGACCGAGGGCGACACGAACGACTTCCATGCTCTGCGCCTCGCGCATGAGCATCTACTGCAGCACCCCGCACAACGTCGCGTGGTGTTCGCCCTGACCGATGGCGAGGGAAACAAGGACGACACCCGGGCGCAGCGGGCCAGCGGGGAGGCACTGGGAATCCAGCACTGGTGCCTGGGCATCCAGCACGACGCCCGCCATACCTGGGGCCCGAACACCATCCGCGTGGACCGCGTCGCAGACCTGGGCCGGGTGGCCTTTCAACAGATCAAGCAAGCCGCTTGAAACCAGTAGCCCCCCACTGGGGGAATCAACAGGAGGTGTAAACATGTTCGCAGAACTCTTCCAGAACGAGGCCCAGGCCCGCGCCCGCCTCGACGCCTGGGCAGCAGGCATCCGGGACGATTGGTCCGTCGGGCCCGTCGTCGAGGCCCGCAGGGGCCCGGACAGCCCCGCGCCACACTGGAGCGCCGACAGCGTGGCGCCCGTGCAGCGCCCCCAGGTGACCGGCCCGCTGCGCGTCCTGCGCCGAGAGGCCCGGGGACTGTGGGCCGGCGCCGGGGCATGGGGCACGAGCCGCGCCGCCATCGAGGTCGCCTTCCCCGTGGAGGCGCAGCAATGATTGACTCAATCATCAGAGCCCTGGACGCTGGCAGGGACTGCGCGATAGCCGCAGGAGAGGCGGACTATCAATCCGCCCAGCAACTCGAACGCCAGGGTATGCAGGGATCAGCCGCCCGGGCGCACGACAGCTACAAGCGGCGCATGGCCGCGCTGCACGTAATCGAAGCGGCACGGGCGCGGGCGCGACTGCTCCCGGAACTAGTGGAAGCCCTTCGCTGGGCACTGTCCCAGGTGGAGGATGACATGGACCCGGACCACCGGGCCGCGCTCACCGCCGCCCGCAAGGTGCTGGCCCTGGCCGAGGAGGGGCAGCCGTGAGCAAATACGACGAAGAGGAGTCCCCCCTCGACGGACGCACGTTTACATGTAAACGATGCGGGGAGCAATGCCAAGCCCGCTTTGTCGACAACGGAATCGGGCCCTACGAATACTGGGGCGCCGCCGGGCGCCATTCTCAGATCGACATCGAATCTATCTGCTGCGGCAGTTCCGTGGAGGAACAATGAACACTCACAAACTCGCTATCGGAATCATCCGAGAGGTTTCCCTCGGGAAACGGGAAGCATGGGACGTTCTTTGCCTTGTGGCAGAGCATGAGCCCGATGCACTGTGCCGGTCGCTGGGGATCTCCATCCCTTCGGGGTTTGCTCGGGCAGGAGCCACGGCCCCGGGGTGGGTCGAGGAGGCTCGACAGTTTTTGGCGGCAGGCAATATGGTCGCGGCTATCAAGCATGTCCGCACCCACCGTGGTTTTGGCTTGAAGGGAGCCAAGGACGTTGTCGATTACTCCAAGCAATTCACCAACGACGAGCAGTGCCGCGAGGCTTTGGCGACATGGGTTCCCCCTCCGGCTAACTCATCAATTCCGTTCTGAACATGGAAAGATATATTCTTCCCGTTTACATCTTGATCATCCTCCTTCTGCTGACGGGGGTTATATGATCAAGACCATCACCCACCATGCCCCACAGTTCCTCAAAGATACATGGAGGCAACATGAGGTTTCTCTGGTTCTGGTGCCGACGATTGACCATGTGCTGGCCGGCGAACTGTTCATTCAGTGGCAGGGCAAGGCATACGGTCTGTATAGACTGACCCAAGACCGGGCGCCTCGGTTCATCGGTCTTTACAGGGACATCATGGGCGCCCTGTTCAAAGCAGAGCAGCTGGACTGAAATCGACCATTTCAATCCGACAAAAAACGGGGCCTCGGCCCCGTTGTCTTTTGTCAGAACGCGTCTAGGTTCTCGGTGTACGTCCCTGCCGTACGGTTGAAGAGGAGGGTCGTTTCTCCCTGTGTCCCGACCCACCGATACCGGCATTTCCAAACAGCTATCTCGACGTATTTGTCCTGCCGGTGGACCGTCAAGCCGCAGTCTGCCTTGGCCCACCATGCCATTGACCCGCTGATGCTCATGCCATCTGGCCGGGGTTGATCTGTCCCTGACCGCGTCATCTTCGATGGGTGAGCGACAAACCATGTGTGAACGTCCTGCGCCTTGCAAAACCTTTGGACCCTGGTCAGCATCTGACTGATAGCGTCAGTTTCTGTCGTGTCCTTACGGTCCAGGTCAATGTAGTTGTACGGGTCTATGACCATTCCCCGCACACCCATGCGCTTGACTGCTGCCCGGGCTCTGGTCAGGATGCTATCCAGAGTGTTGGGCTCTTCCCCCGCTGAGTCGATGAAGAGGAAGTGTTCCTTGACCCATGTAAACGCATCCTCCTTCTCCTTCTCAGTCATCCGATCCCGACCCTCGAAGAATCTCTTCCTCGTATAGATCTCCATCAGGCGACTGATATGGATCTCCGGGCTGTTCTCAAACGACGCAACAGCGAACTTCCAATCACTGTCCCTTGCGAGGTTGACCATCAACTGATCAACGAAATTGGACTTGCCAGAAGATGGGTAGCCGGTGACCACGGTCAACTGCCCCGGCGCTACCGTGTAAATGGTGTCTAGAGACGAGTACCCGGTTGTGAACCCCGACCCCTGACCCTTGGTGTATAGGTCGTTTACACGTTCCTCGAAGGTGCCGGCATCCGACAGGCCAGCGATGGGGTACGGCTCCGCAGCCTGGACGATCCGCTGCACCTCCTCCTTCCCATTCCGAGATGGGTCATTGAGGATCTCGTTGAAGTCCTTTGCATCGAACTTCGCAAGCCGGCACTTGTCCTTGCCGATCCTTCGCGCAAGCTCTTCAGCCAACGCTTGACCCGGAGGATCCTGATCCGTTGCCAAGACGACGTAAGGAACAGCATCCAGAAGTTCGCGTGCGTTCCATACAAATGCGAACTTTTTGTCCTCGGAAGGCATGACCTTCCCGTCCGCAACCTTCAAAGGCGCACCTCCCGGGACGCTGACGACGTTCTCTATCCCCGCTTCTTTTGCAGAGAGAACATCAATCTCTCCCTCAACGATAACCAGAGGCTTTGTCTTGTCTGTCCACTGCATTCCGAAGAAGTCATGTGCCCCTCCTGAATCTTGTGTAAATGCCTTGTCTGGTACGGCACGGTACTTCGCCGCGACTATCGTGCCATCTCTGAAGTATGGAAAGCCGATGGCATCTTCTTCCCTGTCCAGTTTGTTGAAGTACTTCCGAGAGGAGAACAGCTTGGCCTCGTCTGCCGTGAGCCTTGATATGCCTCTTCCTTCAAGCCACTGGTAATGCTGTTCTGTAAGCGTTGTGTCCTCGATCTTGGGGACTGCTTGCACGTATCTCTCCTTCCTGTGTTCTCTGTTATCCCTCGAAGGGATGATTCCGTTTACACCGCAGTGATGGCAAAAGTAGAGCACTGACCCGTCTTCTTTACGGGTCAGGGTCATGTCTTTGCTTCTTGTCTTTTTCCTGTCCCCGGTGCATTCGGGACAGACTACGCGGGCGTTGTCTTGAAAATGAATCCCATCAAGGGCTATCACTTCATTGACCCGTCCTTCCTCCTTGGGAAGCTACGGTTCTTGGACGGAGTCTGCAGCTTGTACCCGTCCTTGTTTGAACCGCCCTTGGACAGCGCAACGGTGTGAGCTACGTCTTGCCCTTGCCTGTTCACTTCCTTCGCGTCCAGAGCCCTTCTGGCCCTTTGGCGCTCCATCCGAGAGGGGTGTTCGTCCCTCTGCTTCTGGGTCTTGTACTCCTGCTTGTAGTCTCTTTTGGTCATCATTCTGCCCCTTTACAAGCTCTTGAGACGACGTACTGCCCTTGCTTGACAGGCGTACCCGCGCCAAATCCGGCGGGAACAAACGCTGTGGAGAACTCCGTCATTGAATATCACGAAGTCCCCCTCTCGCATCGGGCGGAATTCTTTCCCAACCTGAAGAAAGAGGTCTTGAAACTTGGCAATTTCTACCAACCAAAACATTCCGGCATGCCGTATCGGCCTGAGTTTTCCTAGCCATTCATCTACGTGCGGCTCAACACATTTCATTCGGAGGGCTACGCCTGTTTGCCTGTCTAGCTCCCATGGAATTCTGCATGGGACTTCGCCAAAACTTTCTGGTACTACGGCTGTAAACGAGTCATCCGCATATTCCTTAAGCATTCTCTTTTGGAATGCCGAAGGTTTTTGGTTGCCATGGTAATAAATCACGGCAACCTCACTGCATGGTTTCAGGGGTACGGTGGCTATCTGCATTCAGGTCATCCCCAAGCATCTTGACGGCCTCCACCAAGGTGACCAAGACCCCGAGGGCCTCCATGTTGAAACTCGCCATGTTGATCTTTATGGCATCTTTCGTCTCATCCACGTAGATGACGATGGCCGCAACCCCTGAGCCATTCCTGATGCCACGGGTCAGTGCCTCGATTTCATCAAGGCCGGCGAGGATGGGCTTGTCTTCTTTCTGCACGGCTTCTCTATTCACTTGGATCTCCAGACGGGCTGTGCCCGCGCATGACTCCTGACTGAACGGCTGCTTCTGTACTCGCCCGTCTTCTCAATGAGCTTGAGCTTGGACATATGTAAACAGACCGCTCCCCATGCGTTCGGAGAGGGGGGCTCAGGAAAGCCGTTACGCTCCGCCCGGATCCGCACCTCTTCAAACAGGGCACCTTTGTACCCTATGTCTTTGAGGTATGCAAGTGCTATCTTGACAGCATCGCTATGCCAATCACCGCCTGCGCTGTCCAAGGCTCTCTTGGCGCCGTCGTCACGAAGTTGCTGGCCGTCCATGCGTTCTCCCATAGGTCTGCCAAAGCCAGGGGTTGGGTGATCCCCCCTGTCTTGCTCTGCCCTCAAGGAAGGAATCCTGAGAACAGCTTGTCATCCTCCGTGATGCCTGTCATCCTCTGTATCGGATGCTGACCGATTGAGAAGGTGGGTAAGTCCTTCCGGCTGGTCCCTGCCGCCCCGCACATCACCCTGTACGCATCATTCGCTTCCTGTGCTGGAGGGCACATGAAGCCCGGTCCCCTGGATCACCGGCGTTGACAGGCCCGCCCACATGCTCTGAGCGGTGAGGTGTTTCCCGGGTGCGGTCCATGCAGACCCATTTGCTAACGCGCCCTGACGACCATCTGCACTGAAAACCCCCGGCACCTGGGGTCAGAGGCTCAGTCTGATTGCCCAAGGGTGAGAGCCCCGGGGGTCATCAGTGAAGACGGCATGAACATCCTAAGACAAGTTCAAAGGCTTTGCAAGGGTCAACCTCTGTGTTATCCTTGTCTCCGCTCTGTTGCTGGAGCGATCTCCCTCCTGTGGCGCTTCGGCGCCTTGGCCCCGGTTGACCTCCGTCCCGGGGCCTTTTTTTGTCCCGGCATCTCCCGGACGGTGATGACACATCGAGGGCACTCCTTGTCTTGATGCCAGTAGATGTGCTTCTCCTTGACCTGTCTGTCGTTTACATAGAGCCTTCCCTGGAGCAGATCCAAGATGAGGCTCTCGTCCAAGTCTGGCCGTCGGGAGGCGTACCAGATATGGATCTCCGCAGAGACATCCTTGTCCGTGGGGTTCTCCGCCGGGGCGCATTGCTGTTGAAACATCTCTGAGTAGGTTAGGGCCTTCTGGCTCTTGATCAGCCGAGACATCCCGCCGAACCGGACGACCCTCCTGCTGTTGGCCTTGCTCGCAGGCTCACCAAAAATTTCTCTGGTTTCGCAGAAAAGTGCTTGCACATCTTCGGCACTAGTGCTAGGATCTGTCTCATCGTTCAACACAGGAGGTCTCCTTGATCATCACGAACAACCATGGCGCCCCGGCTACGCTGGTCGCCTTGGCCCGGAAGAACTACTACTCGAAGGGGGACTCGGACTACTCCGTCACGGAGCTTCTGTCTCCCCCCAGGGTTCGACGGCTTCAGGAACGGCACGATGCCGCCCTGACAAAGGATGTCTCTGACATGCTCTGGGCCCTGCTCGGATCGGCACTCCATGTGGTAGCTGAGCGGGCCTCTGCCGAGGATCATGTCACAGAAGAGAGGATCGTCGCAGAGATCGACGGCGTCAAGGTCTCTGGCGGCATTGATCTCCAGGAGATGACCCCCGAGGGAGTGATCATCACCGACTACAAGTTCACCTCTGCCTACTCCGTGATGAACGAGAAGAAGGAGTGGGAAGAGCAGTTGAACCTGTACAAGTGGCTGGTGGAATCCGTCAAGCGGATTCCGGTCAAGGGCCTTCGGATCTGCGCCCTGATCCGGGACTTCTCTCGCCATGACCGGCGGGAAAACTACCCGGACGCTCCGATCCACATGGTGGACATCCCCATGTGGGACTCGGTGACCGCAGAGGCGTTTGTCCGCTCCCGTTTACAGCTTCACACTGAAGCCAAGTTTGCAGATGCGATGGAGGAGCCCCTTCCTCCATGCTCTGCGGAAGAGCGTTGGTTTTCCGAGACGACCTACGCTGTGAAGAAGGAAGGCAGGAAGACTGCCGTCCGCGTGTTCAAGACCATCGAAGAGGCCCAAGAGTTGGCCGCAAAGGAGAAGGGATATGTCGAAACCCGAGCAGGAGAGCCCCGCCGCTGCACCGGAAACTTCTGTGGAGTCGCAGAGTTCTGCGAGCAGTACCAGTCAGAAGTCAGTCTACGACTTGCTGAAACTTGATGTCAGCAAGTTCATCGAGAAGAAGCAAGGGCTCAGCTACGTCTCCTGGGCTCATGCCTGGGCGATTGCCCTGAACGCAGATCCATACGCGAACTTCCGCGTCCATACGTTCGGGCCCAACGGTGACGAGTGCTACATGCGTGTAAATGGAACCGCGATGGTATGGGTGGATGTCACCCTCTTCTCCAAGTCCGTCACCTGCTGGCTGCCGGTCATGGACCACCGCAACAAGCCTATCGCTGACCCGGATTCTTTCCAGGTCAACACGGCACTCATGCGGTGTTTGACGAAGGCGCTGGGGTTCCACGGCCTGGGGCTGAACGTCTATGCCGGGGAAGATCTGCCTCTGTCCGTACCTGGAGAGGAAGAAGAGAAGCCCGCCAAAACGCCCGCAAAGGCTCAGAAGGACTCTCCCAAGGAGCCCGTGAAGGAGCCCGTGAAGGAGGAGGCGAAGAGCCCCGATGAAGATCCCCAACTGTCTGCAGAACTGTTTACAGAGGGGTTTGTGGAATACATGATCGTTGTGCAAAGCACGGACGGCCTGAACAGCTACTGGAAGTCCAACCAGACCAAGCTGGACAAGCTCAAGGCGAAGTACCCCGATCTGTATGAGCGATGCCTGTCCGTTGCCAAGGACAGGAAGCAGCAACTGAGCAAGGAGTGATCATGGCATTTGAACAACGTCCCGATTCCGGGCGGCTGATGGCCGCTCAGAGCAAGCGCAGCGAGAAAGCCCCGGACTACTGGGGTGAGATCGCCATCAACATCAAGGACTTGACCAACGCACAGGTCGAGAAGGGCTTTGTCACCTTCAAGCTCTCGGGCTGGAAGAAGCAGAGCAAGACTGGCGTCACCTACCTCTCGCTGGCGATTGATCGCCGTGTGAAGGATGAAGCGCCGAGCAAGCCGACCCGTCCTCAAGACGATAACGACGTTCCCTTCTAAGGAGTTGAGATGAGCAAGAGCAAAGAAGCTGAAGACCTGTTTCGCGCTGACCCCAAGGTTTCCGTAAAGGAAGTGGCAGAGAAGGTCGGGATCACCGTGGCACATTCCTACGCTGTGCGGCGCAGGGTGATCGGCCCGGTTTACGGAAAGAAGCGCCGGAAGGCTCGCGTTTCAACGGGCACAGTTCTGACCGTGGTGTCTCGCCCCGAGACGAGCCCCGAAGCAGAGAAGATGGAGAACTCCAACATCCTTCTGCATGCTCAACTGAACGAGGCACTGCGGGAGCTTGAGGACTGCCGTGCCGTGATTCGGTATCTGGAGAAGAAGATTGCCGATGCAGTTTGAGGCGCGGAAGGTCGCCCTCAAGCAGGACAGGACAGGGTTCGTACTGACCCTGTCCGTCCACCCCGACGAGTTCCCCTCAGAGCTTCTGAGGGACTTCGTCGGGGCAAGGTATGCCTGCGCGATGGTGCGGATCAACGAAGACGAAACGCCCGTCACCTACAAGAACCGGGTCCAGCAAGCAGCCATGCTTTGCAAGAACCCGTCGTTTCAACAGTTCCTTGGCACCGATGGAGAAGATGCCACTGCGAAAGCCCTGTGTTCCCGTCTGGGGATTGACTCCCGGACAGAACTCAATGGCAACTCCTTGGCTCAATCCCTCTTCGATGACCTTGTGGCGGAGTTTGAAAATGAAGCCTTCTAAGCTACGCCCCTTCTTCGCCTATCTTACCGACGAGCAGTATGCATCGTTGAAACAGTTCAGCGGAGAGACGGGGTCATCCATGACTCAACTCATCAGGGAAAGTGTCGATGCGCGGCTGTCCAAAGGCGACCAGTATGTCGCCGGGTACAACCAAGCTATCAAGGATGCGATCCAGACAATCAACGGTAACAACCTGTCGAAGATGGCATTCCCCTCTGGGAAGACCTTTGGGGAAGTGATCATCGAGGACATCTCTGCACACATGAGGCACAACGATGGAACTGGAACAAGCGGAGCCGATGCGCAAGAGCGTCAAGCGAGTGAAGAGCAAGGGCTCTCTCCCAACCCCGGAGCAGCAACGTGAAGCGCAGCGGCTCAAGGACGCGGCGATCCGAGCCTGGGCATCTGACCGAAAGGTCGGAACTCAACCCCCAACGTTCCCGGAACGTCGCTAACTGGCCCTTCCCCATTTCCATCATCGATGGAGAGGTGGTGAGAAACGTTTACAGGTTCGACCGCAAGGCATTCCTTGCGGCTCAGCAGGAGGCTCTTCTATGAATCCCATGCATCTCAACAAGCCGGCGGAGAGAGATCTTCAAGACGCCTATGTACTTGGGAAGATCATCTGTCTGCCCCATTACGTCGAGAAGGGGAAATTTGTCTGGCCGGGGCACACCAAAGATGCCCCTCGGATCGTCTCAAGGACGGAACTGATCAACCGGGGAGCCAAGAAGGTTGACCTATATCTCTGGAAGAGGGCCTACGCATGATGACCTACCCCATCGTGGAACTGGAGGTGATCCGCTGGGCTGAGGCCCGGGGCATCATTCCCAATGCAACCACCAAGTCACAGCTTCTCAAGGCTATGTCTGAGTTCGGTGAACTTGCAGATGCTGAGGGCAAAGGAGACATGGAGGCCATCAAGGATGCCGTTGGGGATGTGATGGTCTGCTTGATCAATTACTGCGCCCTCCACGACATCAACCTTGTTTCATGCCTGAACGGTGCGTTTGAACAGATCAAGCACCGCAAGGGCCGGCTGATGCCTGATGGCACTTTCGTGAAGGAAGCGTGATGAGGATGTTGATCCGGGCGCTCTTGGCTGGGTGCGTGGAGCAGAGAACATGAGCGGCGGCTTCTTTGGTTACGCTCAGTACAAGATCGATCAGATCGCGGATCAGATCTCTGATGTGATCCAAAGAAACGATCAGACCCCCTTCCCGCACTCCCCAGCCACCATTCAAAGACTGACAGAAGCTGTCCGGGCTTTGGAGATCGCCTTCGTTTACGCGAATAGAACTGACTGGCTCCTCAGCAACGATGACTCAGAGGAAAGTTTCGAGAAGCGTCTTCAGCAAGACCTGATCGCCGTGGACGAAGATCTGAAGGACTGACATGGACAAGCTCTACGTCATTTCTTTTGATTCCGTTGGAAACGTCATTGACACCAAACGGGTCGCTGTAAACGCCAAATCCCCAGACCGGGCATTGGATGCGTTCTGGTGCTGGGCGCGGCTTCAACCCTGGTATATGCACACCTGGGATTTGAAGATCCATTTGGAAGAGATCCGCCAGATCGATTCCCCAGTGGGGCCAGTCAAACTGAACTAAGGGTTAGCACTAGTAGACAGATCTATCTCATCTGCGATGCTATCGCTAGCTGTGATGACAGCAACGTCACAATCAATGTGAACCAGGAGCAAGCATGAAAACCAAGATGCTAACCAAGGCCCGTCGCCTATGGAACACGGGCAACACGCGCCTTGACCGGCGCAACCAACGGGAATGGGTTCGTGCCATCCGCCGTCTGGGCGATAAGTGGCTGCTGGCGGTGCCGGTGGCGCGGAAGGAGGGGGTATGAAAGACACCGGAGGACCGGCGTTCCCCGTGAAGACGGCGATGTTCGACTGCACGCAGTCCGGCATGACCCTGCGCGACTACTTTGCGGCGAAGGCGATGCAGGCGCTGATTACGCGAATTTCCATGTCGGGTGTGGATCAAGCAAGAAAAGCGTACGAAATAGCCGACTCTATGCTGAAAGCGAGGAGCCAATGAGCAAGCACACACCGGGGCCGTGGGTGGTCGGCAACCAAGACCCGCTGAACTTTGGCGTGCCGCGCGGTTGGGGAACAGAACCCATCGGCTTTGTGTACGGCCCCAGCTTCCCAGAGCATTCTGAAGTCGGGCAACGCGCCCTTGCTAACGCCCGCCTGATCGCCGCCGCACCTGAGTTGCTGGAGGCGCTCCGAAGCATCGCGGACTGCTGCGATGAAGAACACGCCGCACGCGATTACGCATCTCGGCAGGCTGAGATTCGCGGCATTGCCCGCGCCGCCATCGCCAAAGCCACAGGAGAGCAACCATGACCCCCGAAGAAGAGATCCGCCGCGTATTGCACCCGGAAGCGCATGAGCGTTTGAACGATGTCTACAAACCGATGGAGTTCAACCCTCGACCACAGGCCGCTGAGCCCTGCATCGACCCCGACGAGATCGGCGGCAGGCCGTGGTATCAGGAGCAGCCAGAGCCGTGGTGGCCGTACATCTTGGGTGCAGTTTGCGCCATCCTGGCGCTGGTGCTGGTGTTTGCGCCGGTGGGGGTGCTGAAATGATCTACACCACACTCAACAAAATCTTCATCCACAACCCTTGTGCTGACGACTGGTCCAAACTGCTGCGCCACCTTAACAAGGGGCTGCCAGATGATGAGCCTGTCGATTTGCTGACGATCCTTGAGAGCAACGGGCTGGACGATGCGCTCTGGTGTTTATGCGCGGTTGATGACTTTCAACGAGAGATACGTTTATATGCTGTCTGGTGCGCTCGGCAGGTACAAAACTTCATGCCAGATCAACGTTCGCTAGAAGCCTTGGATGTTGCAGAGCGCCACGCCAACGGGCAGGCGACGGATAAAGACCTAGCAGAAGCGAGACAAGAAGCAAGGTGCGCGGCCATAGATGCAGCGCGACACGGCTACAAGCCGTATCTTCCATCGATAGACGCAGCAAATCATGCCGCTTTTCATGCAACACGAGCTGATGGGTCGATTGCGGCGCGAGGCGCTGCCCGCGATGCTGCGCGTGCTTTGTTTTGGGCCGGCAAAGGCGGGTGGGATGAAATAAGAGAGTCGCAATCTGCCGAGTTCCGGAGGGTGGCTGGTGTTTGCGCCGCTGGGGGTGTGAAATGACCAGAACACTTGCGGCAAAAGTGATAGCGGGCATACACAGCCAACGCTGGACGCTTAGCGGCTATGGCGGCACTTGGGCCGGAGCCATGCGCCCGCTGGAGGAGTACGTCAAGCGCAAGGTTGAGAAAGCCGTGGCCGCTGAGCGCGAGGCCATCATCCAAGCCATGCCCGGCGGGCACAGCGTTGACCCGCAGTGGGTGTGCGACATGATCAGAGCAAGGGGGAACAAATGACCATCAACCCCCGAGCCTTCCTCCGCAGGTGCTTTACCTGCAACAAAGACTACCGCGACCACCCGGGCAGCAGTCTGCGGCGGAAAATTTGGAGATGTGCGGAATGCACGAAGAAAGGGACTCAATGACGCCTCTCATAACTGAGTTTGTAAGGGTCACCAAGGATGCTGAACGGTGGACTTGGTTTGATGTGGGAAGCATTCCAGAACTTGTGGAGGCATTGCTTGATGATGAATTATTTGCTATGCCATATCCACGCACCGCGTTTTGCGGCGTTGATGTGGACGGAAGTAAGTTTTGCGTGGCGCTGATTACTGGTGACAACCATGTAAGCGTAGCCGGCAGGTATGACACCGGCAAATTCCCCGCAATCATCAAGCCATTTTCTTACATAAACACCGACGAAGGGATACGCATCTACGGAGGAGAAGGCATGGAGCCTCCTCCTCGGGCGCATTACCTACCAGTCATCGCGCTCGTCAGTCGTTTCGCACAAAGCCTAAACGCTGTGACGCAAACGGCGTATTTGCCGACGCCCAAAAAGTCCCTTCTGAATGCCGCTCGTGCCGCCAAGGGGAAGCCATTGGCGTTGTTTGATTGGCACACCGTTGAGATTGCGCCCAGAAAACCCAAGAGCGAGCCGCAGGGCGGGACCCACGCATCACCAAGATTGCATGACAGGCGCGGTCATTGGCGCATCTGTAAGGGCGGCAAAAAGGCTTGGGTCAAAGCCTGCAAGGTTGGTGACGCCAGCAAAGGCGTTGTGTTCAAGGACTATGAGGTGAAAGTATGACCACCATGCAGATTGACCGCGCCGTGGTTGAGCAGGCGCTGGATGCGTTGGAGAGTTATGCGACGCATAGGCCGCTTCCCGGACGTTGCCCAGTCAGGGACGTTGAATACGCCCTGCGCACCGTGCTGGCAGAGCCCGAAACCTGCACATGGCAGCAAGACGGCGACAGTGATTCAGGCCTGTATGCCACATCGTGCCGCCACTACTTCAACCTTGAAGACGGCACGCCGGAAGACAACAAGCTGGCGTGGTGCTGCTACTGCGGTAAGAAGCTGGCGCAGGAACTGATTACGGAGGACGGCGATGAGTGACTTGAGAGCCGCCGCCCAGCGGGCGCTGGAGGCGCTGGAGAACTGCTCCAGCGAGTATGGGCACAGGTGCAACCGCTGCGACAGCGAGGTTGACGAAGGAGGCAAGGTTGCTTCCGCCCTCCGCGCCGCGCTGGCGCAGCAGGATGAGCCCGACCTCTCTCGTTGCCCCCAATGCAACGGCCCCGCCGACAACGGTTTCGACCGCAGCATCCCGCCAAACCCTTACCTTTGCACGAAGTGCATGGCCGAGCCGGTGGAGCCGGTGGTGACGCTGACCGCTCAGCGCGATGCGCTGCTGGAGGCGTTGAAGTTTGTGATCCGTGGAGTGCCCGACACATGGGAAGGCGTGCAGAAAGCTCGCGCCGCAATCAAGATGGTGGAGGGAACCAAATGATCGACGCAACAAAGATCCAATGCCTCACGACGGCAAACTGGCTGAAAGGCTACGCATCCACACTGGACGCCGATCTACACTCGGCGCTCATCCACAGACTCAACCAAGCATCGCAACTGCTGCAACAGGTGTGGAATGAGTACGAAAGAGCGCAAGGGGAAACACATGAACCGCGATGACATTCTCCGCATGGCGCGGGAGGCTGGGTTGACCTCTGTTATAGACGCACACCACAAAGAGTACGGAAGCGGGGCGTTCGATTTGTCGTTGTACGAAGAGGTAACGCGCTTCTCCGCTTTTGTCGCCGCTGCCGAGCGTGAGGCGTGTGCGAAGGTGTGTGAGGACATTGAAGAGGCATACCAACGCCAAGAAAGCATACGCTACCCAGCACTGAGAACAGACGCCGAAACAGGGTCTGGGGAATGCGCCGCCGCCATCCGCGCAAGGGGGATCAAATGAGCGACAGGGAAATGCTGGAGTTTGCCGCGAAGGCGGCGGGGCTGCGTGTTGGCTTTGAACCCGATGGAAAAGAGCGAGGCAGGCATGACCTGTACTGGAGCAACGTCCATCACCAACTCGCATGGCACGGCAAGAGTGCAGGCTCCAAATACCCGAGACCGGTCTTCTGGAACCCCCTCGCCGACGACGGCGATGCGCTGCGGTTGGCGGTGCGGCTCAACATCCCGGTGTTCCCTTACGAAGACGAAACCAGCACCGGCACCATCGGTGTTCGCGCTAAAAACTGGGGGAGCAAGGAGGCAAACACCCGCCGCGCCATCGTCCGCGCTGCGGCAGAGATTGGGAGGAGCATGACATGATAGGCTTCGGCCCCGTGCCCCTAAAACGCGAAGGCGCAATAGCGGATCCCGACGAATACACCTGGGAATGTAACCTTGACGAGTGCGCCGATTGCCGCAAGCATTACCTTGAGTGGAAACAGAAGTATCTTGAACAGGAGCGACAGCATGACCCGCGAACAACACCTCAACATCCTCATCCTGATCAGCGCCTTGGAGTCGCTGATGTTGGCGCACAAAGTGCCGTTTCCGGCGGGGCTGTCTGAAGACCTCGATCTGGTTACAGAGGCGCTCCGGGAGGCAGTGCTGAAAGAATGATTTTTCTCAAAATCTTGCTGCGGCGCGATTTATTAGAGGAGCATAAATGAATTTAACACCATGGTTTCTTGGAAACACACATCCCATCAGGCCGGGGGTGTATCAGAGAGACTTTGGCCGTGAACGAAAATATGCCTACTGGGATGGACAGCACTGGCTATGGGGGGCTGCGACTCCAGAAAGGGCTGTTGAAACAGAAGGGTTTTCCGCCGTCCAGCTTCAGCTTGTCTCTGTTCTCTGGCGTGGACTGATGGAGGAATCAAATGACCCTGCCATATGACATTGCCCGCTGCCTCGGCACCAAGAAGGCAGAATGCGAAGACTGCCTACGCAGGACTTCCCCGCCCGGCCCATGGCAATCATGGATAGCGGCCCGGTATTCCACAACCCCATGCAAATCAAGGATTGCCAGTGAGGTGCCCGAAATGTCAGAAGGAAGGAAAAAGCCCAGTCTTGGAAAGCCGCCCGCATGATGGGGATGTTTGGAGACGGCGCTACTGCAAGTTCTGTTTCAACGTGTTTGTTTCCCGTGAAACAGCAGAGCCTGGGATGAAGATGCCCCCGGAGACTTGGTCAAAAAATAGGAAGAAATGAACAACAAGCTAAACGCCGCAGAGAGGGAGCACCTACGCAGGGTCAAGGAGCTACCCTGCGGGGTCTGCGGAGCTTCGGGCCCTTCTGATGCTCATCACATCAAGCAAGGGCTCCAGTACCTCTGCATCCCCCTATGTAGGGACTGTCATCAAGGGAGTTTCAACGGCATCCATGGACAGGCCAGGATCTGGTCTGTCCTCAAGAAGGATGAGATGACCGTCCTGAACGATGTCATTGCGCGTCTATCATCTTAATATGAAGTTTGGTTCTGTTTGCAGCGGTATTGAAGCCGCCAGCGTGGCATGGCACTTGTTGGGCTGGCATGCCTCTTGGTTTAGCGAGATCGAGCCGTTCCCGTCGGCGGTGCTGGCGCATCACTACCCGGGCGCGCCCAACTTGGGGGACATGACGACGCTGCCTGATCGCATTCTGTCGGGTGAGGTTGAGGCGCCTGACCTGTTCTGTGGGGGCACGCCGTGTCAGGCGTTCAGTGTGGCCGGCCTGCGCCGGTCGCTGGATGATGCCCGGGGCAACCTTTCTCTGACCTTCTGCGAGATCGCCGATGCAATTGACCATGTTCGACTCGCTGGAGGAAAGCCTGCCAGCATCGTCTTCTGGGAGAACGTCCCCGGAGTCCTCAACACTGCCGACAACGCCTTCGGGTGCTTCCTCGGGGCGCTCGCTGGCTGCGATACCGCCATCGAGCCGCTGGCCGCGACCGGGTGGACCGACGCGGGTGTGGTTGCTGGACCCAGCCGCACAGTCTGCTGGCGTGTCTTGGATGCCCAATTCTTCGGCTTGGCCCAACGACGCCGCCGTGTGTTCGTTGTCGCGAGTGCTAGAGAAGGGTTCGATTCCGCCGCGGTTCTTCTTGAGTTCGAAGGCGTGCGCCGGGATTCTGCGCCGAGCCGAGAAGCGGGGGAAGGAGCTACCGGAGGCGCTACGCCGAGCTTTGGAATCCGTAGCGCAAACACAAAGGCCAACGGATGGGGAATCCAGCGAGAACTGACGCACACACTGGACACGGCGTCGCCTCAGATCGTGGCGCAAGCCTTCGGTGGCGGGCAGAACTGCGCTCAGACTGATGTGAGCACGGCGCTGAGTGCCCATCCTGGTGGGTCAAGGCTGGACTTCCAGACGGAGACGTTCGTCGCTCACACCCTGCGCGGCGAAGGGTTCGACGCCAGCGAGGACGGCACGGGGCGGGGGACGCCGCTGGTGCCGGTCATGTCCAACGACCCGGCCACAGCCATCTGCGCGAACGAGCAGCGCACCTACACCAACGAGGGCAGCAGGTTCCAGCTTCGCAACGTGGTGGCGCAGCCGGTGGGCGTGCTGGCATGGCAGCCCGGCAACGTGACCCGTGGTGCTGGCAGCCCGCCCAGCGCCGAGGTGTTCCCGACCCTCAAGTCGGATCATGGGCGCGGGGCCAGTGACCAGCAGCCGCATGTGCTGGCGTTCGACACAACGCAGATCACCTCCGCGGCCAACTACAGCAACCCGAAGCCCGGCGACCCGTGCCACCCTTTGGCGGCTGGGGCGCACGCGCCGGCCATCGCCTTCAGCAGCAAGGACCACGGCGCCGACGCCACCGCAGACCTCGCGCCCACGCTGCGCGCGATGAACCACGCCGACAGCCACGCGAACGGGGGCGGGCAGATGGCGGTGGCGTTCACCGCTACCGGACAAGCGGGAGCCGGGTGGGCGCCGCCGTCGTTCCCTGTAGAGGTTGAACGCGCCCAAACGCTGGACACGCGCCGCGCTCAATCGGTCATGCAGAACATGCAAGTCCGTCGCCTTACCCCCACCGAATGCGAGCGCCTGCAGGGCTTCCCAGACGGCTACACCGCCATCCCCTGGCGCGGCAAGCCCGCCAGCGAGTGCCCTGACGGCCCGCGCTACAAGGCCCTGGGCAACTCCTGGGCCGTGCCGGTGGTGCGGTGGATTGGTCGGCGGATTCATGCGGCTCTATGAACCTCGCTGAGACCCTGGCCGCGCCGGACGTCCGGGGGGCGCTGAATGCGCTGCCGGCAGACAAAAGGCTGGCGTACTTGTGGCGGGCCCGGTGGCTGCAGCAGGCGCACGGGCATCAGGTGTTGCCGTCGGGGGACTGGTGGTCGATCTGGCTGATGCTGGCCGGGCGGGGCGCCGGGAAGACCAGGACGGCCGCGGAGCAGGTGGGCTGGTGGGCCTGGGAGAACCCGGGGACGCGCTGGCTGGTGGCGGCGCCGACGTCGTCTGATGTGCGGGGGACGTGCTTCGAGGGCGACTCGGGGCTGATGAGCGTGATCCCTGCGCCGCTGATCGTGGAGTACAACAAGGCGCTTCACGAGCTCCGTCTGACGAACGGGTCGCTGATCAAGGGCATCCCGGCGTCGGAGCCTGAGCGCTTCCGGGGGCCGCAGTTCCATGGGGGT